TCGCGCGTAAACCGTTTTAGCATCACGCCTGTCTGCCATGATGCGGGTCTGATCCATGCCGAAATGGTCAGCCGCCAGCCTGATAATGTCGCGGCCTTGCGGTTCGCTGGGCCTGACATGATAACCCCGGCGCATAGTGCCGAGCGGATAAGCCTGCCAAAGCTCCTCAATCTTTTTTGCCAGTTCCATCCCGCCCATGACTCAACGCCTCTTTTATTTTTCGTTCATTCTGACTTAGCCACAGAAGGCTTTCCTTCGCCGCCTGCCAGCGCGGCAGCATGTATTCAAGCTCAGACGGCTTGAACCGCTTGCCCATCGTCGCCGCGCTCACCAGCATGTTCAGGGCCGCCAGTTGCTTGTCGAGCGGCACGCGGTCAGTCACAGGCAATCCTCGCTCTACGGTCGCGATGGCGTGCAGTATTGGCGGCGCGGCATTCTACGCATTTGCATTTATGCTTTTCGTATCCTTGCCGCGTCCCGTGCCTCCAGCCTGATTTCAAGTCGGGAGAAACCAGAGCTATTTCCGGCGAAATTCCGTAATGATCTATTCGCCGGAACATCGCGTCAGGGCGCACGCCGACACGCTCCGCCCATTGCGTGACCGTCAGCGTCTCTCCATTGAGAGTATATTTCCGACAACGCCGCTGGTTGTTTAACTGCTCTTTAGCTGTTGCCCACCGGCAGTTACCGGGTTCGTAATCGCCATTTGTGTTTATCCGCTCCAAGGTGGCGCCTTCTGGGCGCGGCCCCATGTCACGAACAAACGCATCGTAATTATTGATCCATTCATCGCAGATATTTATTCCGCGACCGCCATAGTTAGAAAATGACGGATGCCGCGCGTTTAAGCATCGGCTGCGCATCGCGCGCCAAGAATTATATTCTCGGTCAAACGTCGAATTTTCCCATTTGCGAGCGACAGACATGCTATTCCGCGCTTTCATCAATGTAATTAACGACAAGCTGCAAATACCCCGCCGCGTCTATCCACCCGTCACGGTGCATCGGATCGCCCTCAAGGATGCGGGCCAGCTTGTTTGCGACCATTTCAAGCGTCTCGCGCTGACACGAAACCAGTTTGCTCCAGTTCTTGCTGCCGCGTAAAGCTGACTTGATGGCCTGCGAACGATGCGCAACGTCCGCATAATCGCCGTATGTTGTTTGGCGCTCTGCCAGTATCTCTTTAATTTCCACTGTTAGCCTCCGCGCATGTTGACGCCACAGACGCGCCGAACCGGCTTGTGCGGCCGTCGGCAAAGCTTTTCGTGTGATAGGTCGGCTTTATCGTGAGTTCGCCCGTCCCGCGCGCGTGATGCTCGTAAAGGTCCAGCAAATGGTCGTCGCAAGCCTGCTCCATCTTTTCGATGTCACGGTTGCCTTCCTGCTCAATGTTCATGATGCGGTAATTCATTTTCCCCTCCGCTGAATTTCTGACCACATAACCTGTGCAACAGCGCGTGCGTCAGGAGCATGGCGTGCGTGTTGCGCTGACAGGCGGTCGTAATAAGCACGGTTTCGGGCTATAAAATCGCGCACGTCAGCAATGTCGTTTGCCCAAGCCTCCTGTCCGTTTTTGCGAAACATGGCGACCGCCTCATCAAGCGCATTCAATCCGCGCTTTACCTGTCTCTCGATGATGTCGCGGCCGGAAGGTTTGACTGCCATTACAGAGCCCTTAATCCGTAGTGCGCCAGCAACAGCGCTTCGGAGCGGTTGTGATCTTTCTTACGCTTCAAGTGATGCGCGGCGTCAGGGTAAAGCTCGCGCGCAAGCTCCAATGACCGCTCGGCGCTGCTATCGAGGCCAAGCGATTTCTTCCAGACTTGCGGACGGACTAGCGTGACAGGCAGGCCAAAAGCGCCGACGACGCCTTGGATCGCACCGTAACCCTGCCCAAAGTGAAAGCTACTTGTGACGCCTTGCTTCGGCATGGCGTGGACCGCCTCCAGCACGACGCTCGCAGCGCCGCAGCCGGCGATGTAGCCGTCAAGATGATCCGCAAAGCGGCGCACGTTATCCGGGCTAGTCAGGTCGCCGGCGTCATCCGTGTGAACGAATGCGCCCGTGCGCGTCAGGATCGCGAAGGCGGCGCTTTTGCTGCCGGGATCGACGCCTATGATTATGTCCATCACGCCGCAAATTCCTTTGCGACTAGAACGCGCGCCATCTTTCCCATGCGAGTCTGGCGACGCTGCTGCGTTTCAACGAGTAACCCGTCGCGCTTCAATTCTGACAATCGGCCGGAGATGCTATTCGGAGGCGCGTCAAAGTGCTGGGCGACTTCATCGGTTGTTATGCCGCGCAAGCCGCGTTGCTTTGCCAGTGTTTGGATGGCTAATCGTTGTTTCGTGCGGCAAGTCGCAGGCGTCGTCAGGAAAGCCTCAACGCTTTCAGGATTGCCGCCGTGTCGGTTTTCGCAAATGTCCCGGTCCATCACGTCGCCTCACGCGCTCGAATAAAAGACCGGAGGCGGAACGCAGATCACGGGGGAGAGAACCCGCGCTCAACGCCCCCGGTAAGTGCCGCGCGATAAGGGAGGAAACGAACCCGCGCGGATCACAGAAACCATTGGCGACGGGACGAAGGGCAAGCGCCCCGCCGCCATTTCCCGCCCCGGACGAGCCATCGACCAAGAGGCGGAAACTCAGAACTTCACGCCTTACGCTTCTTGCGCTTGCTGTCCTTTGCTCGCGCAAAATCGCTCATGGTCACAGCGCCGTTTGTTGCGGCGCAAATCCGCTCAAGAAGATCGAACGACCAGTTGCCTTGACCGTTTTTGACGCGGTTAATCGACGCCTGAGCGCATCTGGCCCTACGCGCCAAGGCGGTTTCGGTAGTGCCAGTCATTTCGAGGAATGCTTTGAGCTTCATGAGACAAAATATACATCCAGCGGATATATCTTGTCTAGTCCTAAAGTAACAAATATCTATCAAATGTATATTGTACAAAAAATACAATGATTTACATCAAGCGTAAGCTATAGGGTAGAGCTATCGGCTTATACGTAGTGCCTATAGACAAGGCGCTGATTTGTTGGGCAGCGCCCATTTTGCGCTTAATACTCATTGCCTTTATCCACCGGGTGTATTAACTATTTCTTGTAACCCTTCGCTGCCGGGTAAAAGTCCGTGCTATCTCAGGCAGCGTCGTAAGCCTACAAAAACAACGCTCGGCACCCTTTCTGTAGAGTTTTCAAGGGTGAATAAAATGTCTGACGAAAATCAAGCCACAACGCCGTTAAAGCTAAAAGAATGGCGCAAGTATCGGAAACTAAACCAGGAAGAAGTCGCAAAGTTTCTGGATGTCGCGCAAGCAACCATCAGCAGATGGGAAAATGGAGAAGCGCCGCCGAATTACAACGACCTCGAAAATCTGGCGCGAATTTATAACGCTGGTGTAAGTGACCTTATTATGCGCGACCCGTTCAATCCCGATCCGGCCGCCGTCGCATACCTTGAGCTAAAACGCGCTTCAGAGGACGTGCAAAAGAAAGCGCTCAAGCTGATAACCGCATTCCTAAATGATGCGGAATAGTCATCTAATTGACCGTTAGACGCTGATTGCTCTTTGGAAAGCCTGAGCTATTGGCATAGGACGGCTAGCCCCACGTCCCAGGAGGGAGTGGAGGCTAGTCCATCCTAGACGATCTTGCTTGCTCTTCGGAGCCAGCCGTCGCCATCGGCATGTGGCTGCTAGTCGTCAGCGCCACACTCTCCCGCCAATTCCACCCTGACGTGGGTGGGGAAGCCCGATACGGGATTTCGGACTACGGTGCGGCCTCTGCTTCTCTACCCTTCTGGTAGACCGCCAAATCACCCCACGCCCCAGAAGTCCTTCGCTTAACCAACCGGCGCAGGCAGGCCACAGCGCAAATCAGCCCTGTGACATCCGGTTAGATACGTGAAAAGGAACAGAAACGCAACTAATATATCCATCCACAGGTTATATTGCTTGACAGATTATATCCGCCACATGTATATCTACTCACTAGATGCAACTGCCCTTGAAGCTTTTGCCCTACGCTGGAGATACATCAATGGGCGAAAACAATACTTTGCCGAATGGCGTATTCGGCCTGGTTAGCTCGCGCGCATACAACGAATGCGCGGCGATACTAGACGGCATCTTAGAAAATATCCCCGACGGGAAAACTCAGGCGGCGATAGTCTCGTCCGTTGGCCTCATGCTGGCTGCTTCTGCTTTAAATACAGCGGCCGATACGGAGACAGCCGACGATCTCGCTAAACTTTTTAAGGAACAATTTGACAATTTGCTGGCAGAGGCCCGCAGCCAGCTTAATGATCGTTTGATGCAGGCGGCGGAATAGCCA